AGGCCGCATCCCAGGCATGGACCGCGGGGCAGGTGGTCTACTGGGACGACACCAACAAGGTGTTTTCCACCTCGGCCACCGTCGGTTTCTTTGGTCAGGGCGGCGTCTTCATCGCAGTCGAGGCGGTTGGCAGCGGCTCGACCGAGACGATCGGCAAGGTCCGCCTATCCGGCTCTCCGGCCTTCGCATTGTCGGCGACGTACGTGAATCGCTAGCGCGAGGCTCGACCGAGACTGACGAAAGGCTCGCACGATGTCCAAAAGCAACGCCGCAGAAACCGACTGGCTCAAGCTGCTGTTCAACAATACGACGTGGGCCGGCGTCGGCGACGCCGGCGGCATCGTCGGGTCGACGGCGGCGGGCTCGCTGTTCGTCTCGCTGCACACCGCCGATCCTGGCGAGGGCGGCGATCAGACGACCAGCGAGATCGCGTACACCGGCTACGCGCGCGTCGCGGTGGCCCGGAGCACCGGTGGCTGGACCGTGACGAACAACAGCGTGTCGCCGGTCGCCACGATCTCGTTCGGCCAGATGACAGCCGGCGCCGGCGGCACCGTGACACACTTCGGGGTCGGCAAGTCGACGTCGGGCGCTGGCGAGCTGCTGTACTCCGGCACCGTGACGCCCAATATCGCGGTCACCAATGGCGTGACTCCACAGCTCACCACGGCGACGGCGATCACCGAGGACTGACCGCAGGGGCGGCGATGCGATGGCGTACGCGTTCGTCCAGCAGAATGCCGCCGACAACGCCGCAAGCGCGACTACGATAACCGTCACGCTCACCCCGACCGCGGGGAATCTGCTCGTGCTCTGCGCGACTGGAGACGCGCTGGACACCTCGAGCATCGCGCTCTCGGATAACCTCGGTTCGCACAACACATTCACGCAAATCGGCACCGACCTCGTTACCACGGCCGATCAGCGCTGCGCCTGGTACTTTGCCGCGAACTGCAAGGGCGGCGCGACCACGTTCACGGCGACATTCTCGACGGGCACACGCTTCCGAACGATCTATGTGGCCGAGTACTCCGGGATCGTGACGTCGAGCCCGTTCCTCAACGGGGCGCGCGCGGAGAGCGCCAACCCCGGCACGGGCGCCGATGCGGTCAGCTCTGGCAACGCCAACGCTACGTCGCAGCCGGCGCTCGTGTGGGGATTCGGCATCGACATCAACGGGAACTCGACCCCGGACGCCGGCACCGGCTTCACATCACGTACGGGCGTGTGGACCAGCGCAACCAGCCTCGCGCGACCCGAGGACAAGCGCGTCACCGTGACGGGCAACGTCGCGGCGACGTTCACCGCGACCACGGGGACCGACGTCCACGGAACCGGCGTCGGCATCTTTGCCGAGGTGGTCACCGCAGCGTCGGATCCGCCCATTCGCCCTCGCACGCCGAGCTACCTCCACTCGCTCTGAAGGAGACCACCATGCCGCGCTGCTACACCGTCAACTTTACGCCGGCCGCGATCGCGGTCGCGACCACCGACCTGATCGACCTGAAGGCCGCCGATGATGTACCGATCAAGGTCCGCGCGCTGCGCATCTGGCAGACCTCCGATGTCGGCGATGCGCAGGATGAGGTCATCACCGTCCAGCTCGTGCAGGGCAACACGACCGACGGTACTGGCGGCGCTGCAGCGACGCCGGCGAAGATCAACCCGAAGGACGCTGCCGCGACGCTCACCGCGCGCAACGGCGACACGACGGCGGCGAGCGCGGGAACCGCGGTTGTCGTGTACTCGACCGGGTGGAACGTGCGCGCCCCGCTTGAGATCATCTTCCCCGAGGACATGATGCGTGGGACAGATCAGGGCTCGGGCCTGCTCTGCCTGCGGATCGCCGCCGCGCCGGCCGACTCGCTCACGATCGGCGCATCGCTCGACGTGTGGGAGATGAACTGAGGCGGCGTGGCCCTCTTCCGGCCGCCACAGCTCCCGCAGCAGCGGCGGCCGCCCCCGCCGCCGAGCGTAGCTCCGTCGATCACTGGCACTGGCGCGGCCGCCGGCACCAGCACGGCAGCCGCGATCGCACCGTTCGGTGATGGCGCGGCGGCCGGAACCAGCACCGCGGCCGCGGTCGGCGGCGGGCTCGTCGCCGGCGTCGGCGCAGCGTCGGGTACCAGCACGGTCACGGCGGCATCGTCGACCGGAAGCATCTTTCCGCTCACGATCTCGAGCGACGGGCGCTATCTCAAGCGCAACGACGGCACCCCGTTCCTGATCTGCGGCGACACCACGTGGTCACTGTTCGTCGACATCCCCTTGGCCGACATCAACACGTTCCTCGGAACGATCACCGGCCAGGGCTTCAACGCGGTCAGCGGCAACCTGATCGAACACCACTACACCACGGTGAAGCCGCCGAAGGAGCGGGGCGGCAATCTTCCGTTCACGAAGCGACTCGACGGCGCGACGTACACCGGATCTCCGAATGGCTGCTCGAGCGCGAACGGAACGCAAGGACAGTTCGCGGCCGACAACTACTCGAACATCGGGAACCAGGCCCCGGATCCGACGTTCATCAACAACACGTATTGGCAAGCGGTCGAAACGATCCTCGACGCCTGCCTCGCGCACAACGTCGCCTGTCTCGTGTGGCCCGGCTACCTCGGCTTCCACGCCAACGACGAGGGTTGGCTCAATGAGATGGTCGTGTGGAACAGCGTCACCGGCGCCGGCGGATTCGTGGGCCAGCCGTGGGCGGACAACACGAAATCTCGGATGTGGAACTACGGCGCCTGGTTGGCGGCGCGCTGGAAAAACTATCCACACATCATCTGGGTCATGGGCGGCGACTACGGAAGCGGCTCGCAGACGCTCGATACGCAGCAGGCAGCCGCGGTCAGCCAACTAATGGCTGGCCTCAAGTCGGTGTCGGGTCAGCTCTCGACGATGTTCACGGCGCATTGGGATCGCATCTCGATCGCAACGGACACCGTGCTGGCCGCGGGATCGTTCGATCTGAATGGCTCGTATTGCGGCGAAGAGGTCGCGGAAACTACGCGCCGCGCGTACGCGCACTCTCCGACGTCGCCCGCGTTCGTCATCGAGTACTTCTACGAAGACGACCTCTTCGGGGGCAGCGCTCCGTATCGGAAATACATGTACTGGGGCTATCTCGGCGGCATCGCCGGCGGCCTCTTCGGCCACGAGCAGTTGTGGCGCTTCGATGATGGAACGCCGGGCACCGACTACAAGACGATCATGGCGACGCAGGGCACGCTCGATGCGGGCCGCCAGTTCGCGTTTTGGAACGCACGTCAGTGGTGGCGGCTCAAGCCGAGCGGACTCGGCGGCATGGGGACGTTGATCACCGCCGGCGGCGGCACCGCGAGCCCGCAATCGACCAACTACGTCGCGGCCGCAGCAACCAGCGAGGGCGATCTGCTGCTGGCATACATCCCGCCGGCGCACACCGGATCGATCACGGTCGACATGACGAAGCTCGCGGCGACCGCCGTCGCGCGCTGGTTCGATCCGACCAACGGATCGATGACGGTGATCGGCGCCTTCGCCAACACCGGGACCCACGCCTTCACGCCGCCGGCAAACAACAATGCGGGTGACACGGACTTTCTGCTCGTGCTCGAGACCGCTTCGGGCACGGCCGCCGCCGGCGGCGCGGCGACCGCTGTCGGCGCCTCGATCGCGGCCGCGGCCGGGACGGCGGCGGGCAGCTCGACCGCCACCGCCGCCGGCCAGGCGTTCAGCGCAGCCGTGGGCGCCGCCGCGGGCACGTCGACCGCGACCGGCAGCTCGACGACGGTACTCACCGGGGCAGGCGCGAGCGCCGGCACGTCGGCCGCGGCCGCGGTCTCGAGCGCCATCGGATCCGGCGTCGGCGCCGCCGCGGGAACATGCACGGCCGCCGCCGTACCGGCGTTCACCGGCGTCAGCGCTGGCACATCGACCGCGCTCGCCGTGGGCCGCTCCAACGCCGCCGGAGTCGCGGCCAGCTCCGGTCTGGGGGCCGCAACGGCGATCGGGGCGGCGCTCGGCAGCGGTGTCGGCGCGGCCGCTGGGACGTCCACCGCAGCGGCCACCGGCGCGGGCCCCAGCGCCGGATCCGGCACCGGCGTCAGCGCCGGAACCTCCACCGCGGCCGCCACTGGCGCGGCGCTCGCCGCCGGCGTCGGTGCGGCCTCAGGCATCTCCGTCGCCACCGCGATCGCGGCCACTGTTTCAGCGGCGGGAACCGCGGCAGGTACTGCGTCGGCGACCGCGGCGGGCCGGTCGTTGGCGGCCGCCACCGGGCTTGCCGCAGGTACCAGCGTGGCCGCGGCGTTCTATGCGGCGCCGACACCCACCCTGACGGGCTTCGCCGCCCGTGTTGCCAGGATGGACGCGGACATCATCAAGATACTCGGGTAGCTAGCCATGCAGATCATCTACCGACCAGCGAGCGGCGGGCCCGTGCAGGTCAGCTGCATCTTTGACGAACCCTACATCTTGTCTCTCGGCACGGCATCCGCCGGCGTCGAGGCGACCATGCCGAGCGTTTTTCTGCAGCTCGCGGACCTGCCCGTGGATCCCGAGAACGATGATCCGATCCTCACCATCCAGGGCTTCGATTACAAGGTGGTCGAGCGCGAGCTCGCGGGCCTTGGCGCCATCGTCCTCAGGCTACGGAAGGTGATCTGATGCATCAGCGCAAGGCAATCCGGCATGCGGTGGTCGCGCTCCTGCCGAACGCGACTGACGCGGGCGATCGCGTCGAGGACACGCGTACCGATCCGATCAGGAAAACCGAGCCGCTGCCGGTGATCTCGGTCTATACCCCGTCGGATCGCGTCGACCGTGAGCACAGCACGCCGCGCGAAGAGAAGCATGATCTCGAGCTCAAGATCGAGGTATGGGTGCAGGACACCACGGTGAGGAAGGTCGGCGACGCCATGGATGACCTGTCCGAGCAGATCGAGGCGGTCA